ACTACCCACATCCCAGTTGCTTTGAAATCCTTGGTTTAATTTAGTATCATCTGATAATGCCTGCTGTATTACTGCTCTCAGAGCTTCACCACTGGGTATGCTCCTATCTGTATTGCTTGTACCTTTTTTGATTTTGCCTGTGCTAAAATAACTATCTTTTTCTTTTAAAAGTTGATAGGCATAATCACGAAAATATAATTTTGTAAACTTTTCATTCTTATCTTCAGTTAAAATTTCTTCTGAATCAAATATTGAAAATAACCCGTTTAGAGCAAATGATTTCTTGTCTTTAGAGGTAGTTTCTCCAACATCAGCATCTTCATACTGTATTTGCGGTACAATGTTAATGGCGATTAAATCTCGACCATCATTTCTAAATACAAACGGTGTGAATGCTTTCTCTGGGGCACCATCCACACCAGTGGAGATAGACTCTGCACTCTCCATGGCATTAAACTGATTATCAAAAACTATATAGCCATAATTATAAAAAAATCTCATGTCTTCAGTAAAGCACAGATCTTTAATAGCGCCGTGTCGTATGGTAATGCTGTTGCCATCTGAATTAAGCAAAACTACATTAAAATTGTAATAATTGTCTTGTATCTGTACTGTGGATCCTTGTGGACTTTGAGACAGGTTGCTTATTACTGGGTTCATGATAGCTGCCGTCTTATATCGTCCAGCACAACCCGCACATATTCTGATTTTATGATTTTTAACACGGTGCTAGGAACAGGGTAAATAACAGGATTAGTAATCTGGTTGACTGCACATATTAGCCACCATAGGTTCATGGTTCTGTATTCGTTGTAACTGATAGCTGTCCATGGCATAACCCGGGTTACGGTAATGTTATAATAGAAAGCAGTAGGTATATCTGCGGGAATATATACACTGTTCAAAATATTATAGAAAAAATATTCTTTGCTTGAGAAGTATTTAGTAGAATAAATTCTAAAAATATTTTCATAACTATTCTCAGGCAGTTCACTTAATTGAGTGGTATCTCTACGAAAGAAACCTATGGCGCTCAAACTGGTCATGGAGAACCTCCATTGAGCCAATTGCCTATACTATTAAGAGCTTTTTTAGGAAGATCATTTATTGCCCCCGCCCCCTGTGAAACTAAGTTACCGATACCTTGATTGAACGCAACATTGGAAGGATTTTGACTATTTGCAGCCACTTGATTGTAAGAGCTATTCATTACTCTCCTTGCATAATCAAATGGATTATAACTGTCTGTTACAGTTACAACATTTTGTTTGTCTGCAATCATGGAGTATAAGAAGTTTTGTGTTTCTCCAACCAATGTCTCCATGCGTACATTTACAACATATGCATCAGGTATAATAGTATTGACAGTGGTAGTGCCGCCAGTATAAGGCACAGGAATATTCATTCTTCTGCGTGATCCTTTGAATTGCACCTCTAGTGATCTAATATATGCAAAAGGACTATATTTTACCCCAGGAATAGTTAATTCATATATGACTGGGGGATCAATTAAATCTCTGCTTCTTCTGTTGGGTCTATTTTGGTAGGCAAGCAAGAATAGTAGCTGCCAGTTTCTTACCAAATCTTCAAATGTGGACCAGCCAGTGTTTATCAGAGGAAAAGAAAATTCTACTGTTTCAGACTTGTCACCAAATTGATAAAATTTTGGTTTTTCAACATATATGCCTGGAGCAGCTAAATTAACTGCAACAGAAGCTCCCATGGCTAAGGTTCTCATAGATTCTGTGAGATTTTGAAGACCTGTAGGATTAATACCCGTGAACGCTTCATCTACTGAATCAAACTGATTAGTTATCATGTTCTGTGTATTGCTAAAATAAGGCAAAGAATATACAAATTTTGTATCTTCTGTGATATACAACCCTTCATATGGTTTCAATACATTGCTGCCTAGACTTTCAATATTGAACCGTTCAGGTATAGGCAAGATGTTTTGTATATTTTTAAGAACATCGTCTGCAAAGCCTAGAGCTTGACTTGGAAAATCTACAGGCAAGGCCATGCCGCCAAAACCTCCTGCTAGTACACCACCCGTTGTGATTGCATTTGTAATGCCTGGCCTAAAAGGCTCCACGAGCTTAGCAATTACACCGCTGACTGCTTTGCCTGCAAAAGCACCAGCAATTCCTAGTGCAGCTGTTCTGACATTGTTAGGTAGTGCATTAAAACCTGCGACTGCCCCGCCCGCGACACCAGCTAATGCAAAGCCATAATATATGGCCTGGGCAATCAAAGCATTAGTCACTAATCGCTTTTCTTTTAAGTAAACCAGAGGTACTTCTTGCCGACCCACCTTGGGTGTGGTTGTCCATTGAAATTCATTTATAACATCTATCATAGAGTAACCGGGTGAATCAGATGCTAAATAATTTTTACTGTTGGTTAAATCATAACGAACCCCGCCAACTGGCTCCAAGCGGGGGGCGCCATTTAAACGTTCAGAAAAATTTTTAAATTTGTATAGATTTCTCATGTTATGTTAATGTAAATTTATTATCTGGCCTGGCTCCACTATACATACCGCTTACTTTTTCTCTAAATTGATTAATAGAGCCCCCTAAAACAGTATCACTGGTTCTAGGTAACCGACCTGGTGCACCGTTACTAGCTGCTGCTTGACCCGCATTCATACTGGGCAAGAAATTTAAAATCTGTGTTGCTACTGCGTTCAACTCATTGAGCTGCGTGGTCAACTGGGTCATACTCTTATTTAAATTAGCAGTCAATGCAGATATATTTTTTTCTAAATTTACCATGGATTTATCCTTACTTTCTAATGCTGCTATGGCTTTACTCTGTTCATCCATGGTATTCATCTGAGGCTTGTCTGTTACAGGTTTGGTTTCATCTTGTGCTTTAAATGTGGTATCTAGGGGTCTAGTTTGGTTTTTAGGTTCTGTCTCTGAAGGCTGCACAGTTTTATTGGCCATAGCAGGTGGTACCATGTTCTGTGTTTTGTCTAGTACAGGTAACTGCGCAGGCTTACTTGTAGCTTTAAAGGTGTTAGTTGTTGCTGGCTCAGTGGTATTCTTAGCAGTATTTACAGGCTGTACAGCCGGTGAATCAGAAACTATTTGATTTGTTTTAGCAGATGGTTTTGCAAATACCTCTGATGGTTTTACTGGCGATACATCAGTAGTCTTTTTTAAATCTGTTGCGGTTTTTTCTATATTTTCAGTAGCTGTTTCTGCAGATTGAAACGTGTTTTGCGCTGTGCGTGGCCCCTCAAACGCTTTGTGCATGGGATGTTGAAGCAATTCATCCACTTTTGCATCTATTTGTTGCTGGTGCAAGTCTTGTGTGGACATAGGTATTGGAGGTGTGAACTCTGCTCTTGCTTCCGGGTTGACTTGTGCTACAGTATTGAAACCAAATGTATCATCAACAGCGTTGGCTGCTGGTAGTGGCAAACTAACTGCTTGCTCCGGTATGGCAGGCTTTGCCTCAGTATTGCTTGAAGCTTGTTGTGACAGATCACTCTCTGCTGTGGTTAGCAAAACACCTGGCTGCTGCAGGGGAACTGCTGCAGAAGGTGATTGTTCTTGTTTTGTTGATACAGGTTCTGGTTGTGCAGCTGTTTGTATAGGTGTAGCTTCACCATTGACTGGTGATGCAGACGGTAATTGTGACATCATGTTATTAAACTGTTCTTCTTTTTGCTGCATTTCATCGCTAGCTGTTGTATTGTTTTTTGCTTCTTCAGGCTCCACTACAGTTGGCATTACTGGGGTTGCTGAAGGCTCAGATGCATCTGGCTTGCCTAATTCTTTACTTTCTGCGGATGGCTGGTCTGCAGCTGCATCTTTCTTAAGATCAGCTACTTTAGGTGCTTCAATAGTTTTAGTTAATGATTTGCTCTGCTCTTTAGATTGCATGGTTTTGTTAATTTCTTCCAAGAGCCCATCAATTTTTGTTAATCTTTTTGCAACCTCAATAATTGAGTCTTCTGGTTGCATTTCATTAGGTTCCATACATTATTTATCTACAGAACAAATTACTGATAATTATGTAGAGTTGTCTGCTAACGCTTTTTGCTCATTATTATAAATGTTTAAATAAATATCTGCTTCAAAAGGAGTTAGAGTGTTTATATCTTGCAATGAAAACCCTAACTTACTGATTAAATTATATTTTTTTAAATATATGGATTTTGCATAAGGTGCATAGATAGACTTTAAAAAATAAAACAAGGTATTATCAAATATATTGAGCTTAACATCAAAAATATTTTTTAAGTTATTAAAATTTTGTATTAGATACAATTCAATCTTGCTATCCTGCAAATGAAGATATGCCTTTAACAATTCTTGTAGAGAAGCATCAATTGTCTGTAGAAATTGCATCTTGTTATTCACAGGCAATGAAGCAAAGTCTACCGTCTTATTTTCCAGGCTAATGGCTGCAAGGGACTCTACCAACACATTGTTCAAAAATAATGTTTTAGGGTATTGAAACGTTGCTGCAAAATTTTTCACTTGTAGTGTACTTTCAAACTGCACTGTATATTCTGATACCTTGGTCAATATATTAAATAAATCATAATCTGCAGTACAATCCACATCATCTGCTGTTTTAGCTTTGATTACCAGCTTGGGTGATATGTTGTTAGCTTTGAGTGAAGTCAAAATAAACCATTTATCTAGTCTGGTTAATTTGCTCTGTATATTAATATCCGCTACATTAGTTTGAATAATATGTTCAAAATAATTGCATGTGCCTTCATCATCATCATTAACAATGTATTTGGAAAGAGTTTCTAGTTGCTGTAAGGAAAGCTCTGAAACTTTAATATAATTATTAATGCTTGGTATCCAGCAATTAAGATAAAATTTCATATCTACTAAAATTTATGCTTAAAATTAGAAGAAACCAGCTGGGTTTATGTTTCTAGTATTAGAGTCTTGTAAAGGTGAAATCTGTGGAGTGTAGGTTCCATTTACCACCCCACCTACAGTATTAATAATATCTGCCAGAGGAAAATACATGCTATTTTGCACTGTATAATTGGTAAATGTAAAATTAACATCATACGCTGCAGCCACACTAGGCTCATCACCATAACTCAAGTTTTGATTTAATACTTGTGTCGGTACAACGTTGTAATAGGTAAAAACTTTTCTAGGAATTTGACTAATGTTCTGATAGCTTCTGGTATAACACAATAGTGTAATGTTACTTTTTATATTAAAATAATCTTTGCTACCAGGCATATCACCTGGCCGGGCTACATATCCATAGTGACTGGCCAGCATGACCCAGGGACGAAAAATAAAATCAATAAAACTGGTATTAGTCTCTAAGAAGCTCAATCTCAACTGATTGTAAGCGTAGCCATCCCTGGTACCTGCACTAATACCTGGTATAAAGCCTCGGTTATTTTCAATTGCAACATCTTCTACTCTATAGCTCTCCCCGGGTAATTGAGCCCCCTGAGCAAATACACAACCAATAACTTTCTGAAATGGAAAGCTTGTAAGTAGCTTTTTTGCTTGATCAATATCAAAACCTTTTTTAGCTGCATCTGTTCTTTCTAGTCCCTGCAATATGTTGGTACGTAATGCATGTGGAAACGAATCAATTATGGCTATCCACTGTGTTTGCAGAGGTATGGTTGTTAGCCAACTCTGTAGTTGAAGTAAAAAATAATCACGAGTACTTATTAGCGGTACGCCAGGTATATTGAACCCAAGCAAACTAGAAATTTGCGGTTGCGATAGAGGGTTGGTGCCTCTGCCTATACCAACTATGTTGTCAGTGAGGCCTCTGAAGGCATCTGTAATAGCATTACCTAAACCACCTGGCATTTAAATATTTAATACCTTGTTAACTGTTCACCTGACATTCGCCGTTATCATTAAATGTAAGATTACCTTCTACAATTAACCAGCCTCTAGCTGATTCATTGTGGGGTATCTCTGTACATGTTTGACTTGGAACATTAATCTTTACATCTTTTGCCTCATATCGTACTTTGTTGTCGTCAGCTAATTCAATTACCCAAGCTTTTTCACGAGCAGCTGGATCCATAAAAACTCGATATCGCATATGATTATATATACAACCTTGCTTCTTTGGTTGACATAAAAGTTAGCGCTGATCGATTAAGACTTGCGAACAAAGTAATGATAAGCAAGAGTAACAGGGAAAGTAACAAGATTGCCTGTACCTTCAGAGAAGTTGTAAGTAATATCACCAACATTTCTGATGCTCACACCTACTAGTTGATACTGTGCAACTTTTTCCATTTGAGAATCAAGCTGGATTAGATCAATGGTGCTAGCTTGTGTAGGTGTGAAATAATTGCCGGTGCTATTGGTATCATTGAATGTATCTCTGGACCAATCTTCAAACTTCTGTCTGATGTTATTTTTTGCATCGTTATAGAACTGAAGCTGGTAGCCTGCGCTATTGGGGTAATCCACCACACCAGGTATGTTGAAATTCAAGCCCATGTACCGGGCTTGCACATTCTGAATAGCTCTGGCAGGTAGTGTTGCAGCTCTAGCATATACCAAATCATCTTCTCCAAAAGTTTGTGTTGTGCCACCAGGTGAGATGCTCAAAACGCGAAACTGAATATCACGTTGAAAGTCACGGGCTGCGGCTACTCTGTAGAAGTCTGAAATGAGTTGTTTTACGGCTGCCATATAACTTATTTATTCCTTAGGCTATGATCTCCTGGAAGTTTTGACCGGTACGGGTTGCATAGAAGCTCACCAAGATAAACTCTGCAGCACGTACTGGCTTCAGGTAGATGTCTACCTTCATTTCATTCTGATCAATAACATCAGGTGTGTTGTTACGTTCATCACAGATAATGAGATAGTCATAAACACCATCTGTGTTCTTAGCATTCTCAAAGATAGGCGTCAGCACATTCACTACTTGAGTTCTTGTGAAGAGTGTATTAGGCTCAAATATAAAGAACTTAATAGTATCTCTGGTTGCAATTTCCAGATTCAAGAACAGTCTGCGTACATTAATTCTATCAAATGCGCTAGGCTTCTTGAGCAAG